CAAGTTTAAAGCGGGCTTGAACTACTACCTGCAGCACCGGCAAGAGGGCACGACTCGCGGCTGGTCGGAATGGTCGGCTGAAATCAAAATCACCACCAAGGCACAGTTTGCCAACGTGATCGGCATCGCCCTGCTTACGCCGGGCGGCGGTTCTGGCACTTGGGCGCGGACAGACGAAAACGGCGCCGCGAAAGTAACTGATGCGTCGTTTTTCAGCTCGCACCCGGTCTATGGGGCGATCCAAGACGTCACGATTGACGGGCAGGCGATGGTTAAAATCCCGGCCTTCTATGTCAAGGCGGGCAATATCGCCGCCGGGCCGAATGCCGGAAAGCGGGCTTGGTGGGTCTCTGATCAGCCATTACCCGGTTATGTGCTGCATCCTGCCTTTATGGAGGCTGGATCACCGATTGCGCAGTTCTGGGTGGGCAAGTACCAGGGGGGGGTGGATGGTAGTTTTATTGGCTCAAAGGCGGGGATTATTCCGATTACCAGCCTGAGCTTTGCGAACATGCAGGCCTTAATTGCTGGTCGAAATAGGGCGGGCGTTTCTGGCTTTGCACTCTGGAATTACTACCAGCTGCAGGCCATTCAGCTGCTGGCCCTGATCGAAATGGGTGGCGCGAACAGCCAGGCATTAATCGGCCAAGGCGTTATTACCGGCAGCAATGCGTTTTCTGTCGACAATGCTCAAGTGGCGACGGCGACATGGCGCGGTATTGTCGGGCTCTGGGGCAACGTCTTCCAAATGGTGGACGGCCTGCAGACTGACCCCAGCAACAAATATAAGATCTGGGATAAGTTGGGTAACAAGAGCTATATCACCACCGGGCAAACATCCCCTGGCACCGGCTACGCGGTGACCTTTTCCACCGACAGTGGCGCGAGCCATGACCTGAGCCTTGGCTTCCTGCCTGGGACTTTGGACGGCAGCGCCGGCAACGGTTCGACGGGCGACTACATGGGTTCGGCCGCCAACAGTGTGGCGTATCACGGTGGCTACGCTGGCAGCGGCGCGGACGCTGGGCTGTTCTGTCTGCTCGTCAGCAGCTCAGCGGCAGCCGCGCCGCCGAACGTTGGTGGCCGCATCGCCAAGGTGTAATGGTTGCTGCGGTTTGAGTCATGTCTGTAGGGCTAGCCTGCCAAGCGGGTGCCCTTTGCTCTGAGGAGAGCTCACTTGAATATCGAAAATGGAACGCTGACCGTTAACGGCCAGCCTGTTGTGCTGCCTGCGATTCAGGCCGACGCGGTGGTTCGCGTCTGGTCGGTGCCGTTGGAATACCGCGAAAACGGCCTGTTTGTCGCGGTGATTCTGCCCGGCCAGCCGGCCGAAATCCCGGCCTGTTCGCTGGCCGATGCCGAGTACCTGGGCGAACTGGAATACCCGGCGGCCGAGGCGCACAAGCTGGAGGCGGCGAAGGCCGCCAAGCTGGTCGAGTTGAATGCCGGCTGTGAGCGAGCGTTGTCGAGCCTGACCGCCAGTTACCCGCCCGGCGAGCTGCAAAGCTGGCCGCAGCAAGTCAAGGAGGCCGACGACCGGGCGGCCAATCCGCAGGCAGAAACGCCGCTGCTGACGGCCATCGCCACAGCGCGCGGTCTGACGGTGGCCGAGCTGGTCGAGCGGGTGCGCCTCAAGGCCGAGGCCTATGCGCAGTTGTCGGGCTCGGCCATTGGCCGCCGGCAGGCGCTGGAGGATCTGCTGGCCCTGGCACAGACCCTTGAGGATGTGGGGGCCATCGTATGGTGATCCGAATCGGCCAGGCCGTGGCGCTGTTGCTGGTGTGTGCGCTGGCTGCCTGTCTGGGGCTGGTGTGGATGTTCTGCGCGGTCCTGGCCAACAGCACGCGCGGCCATCGCCTGGCGGTATCGTTCGACCAGTTGGCCAACACCGCGTTTGGCGGCCATGAGGACGAAACGATCAGCTCCCGGGCGGGCAAGGCACGGCTCAAGGGCCGGCGCTGGGGCTGTGTGCTGTGTAAGTGGCTCGACTGGTTCGATCCCGATCACTGCGCCACGAACATCGAGCCCGACCGAGGCAAGCCTCTGGAATGACCCTAACGGGCGTTACGCGTAACGCCGCCTGTTTCACCCAAGACCCGCCCCGTGCGGGTTTTTCCGTTTCTGGAGATTGCGTTTATGAGTTCTACCGATTTTTTCCACGGCGTCACCGTCACCAACGTGAACACCGGCTCGCGCACTATTTCGCTGCCGTCGTCCTCGATCATCGGTCTGGTGGACACCGTGCCGCTCGGCTTCGGCGCACTGGCAACGCCGGGCGCGGCCAAGCCGGGCGTGCCGACACTGATTACCACCGAACGCGAGGCGATTGCCGCCTTTGGTGAGGGTTCGGCCATCACCCGCGCCTGTCAGGCGATCTATCTGCGCGCCAAGGCGGTGATCGTCGCGGTGGCGGTCGAGACGTTGGACGAGGCGGCGGCGCTGACCTCGGCGGTGATTGGCGGCGTCAAGGCGGACGGCACCCGCACCGGCCTGCAGGCGCTGCTCGATGGTAAAAGCCTGTTCAACGCCCAGCCGCGGCTGTTGATCGCCCCGGGGCATTCCTCGACGCAAGCCGTGACCACGGCCATGGATGCCCTGGCGGACAAGCTGGGGGCGATTGCCATCGTCGACGGCCCACGCACCACGGACGAAGCCGCGATTGCTTACACCGAGGAATTCGGCAGTAAGCGTCTGTTCATGGTCGACCCGGGCGTTAAGTACTGGGACACCACGAAAAACGCGACCGTCGATGCTCCGGCGTCGGCCTGGGTCGCCGGTCTGTTCGCCTGGACCGATGCCACGTACGGCTTTTGGGCCTCGCCGTCGAACAAGGAGTTTGTCGGGGTCACCGGTACGACCCGCCCGATTGAGTTCAACGACGGCGACAAAACCTGCCGGGCCAACCTGCTCAACGCCGCGCATATCGCGACGATCATCCGCGACGACGGTTATCGCCTGTGGGGCAACCGCACGCTGTCCAGCGACCCGAAATGGTCGTTCGTCACCCGGGTGCGGACCATGGACATGGTCATGGCGGCGATTCTCTACGGCCATAAATGGGCGGTCGATCTGCCGATCACCAAGAACTACGTCAAGGATGTGCTGGAGGGCCTGAATTACTTCATGCGTGACCTCAAGGCGCGGGGTGCGGTGATCAACTTCGAAGTCTACGCGGACACCGAAATGAGCACGGAAACGCAGCTTGCCGAAGGGCGCGTGTTCTGGCGCATTCGTTTTACCGACGTGCCGCCTGCAGAAAACCCAACGTTCCTGGTTGAAGTGACCAACCAGTGGATCACCGAAGTTCTCGACACCCGGTCCTAAGGGGGCTGCTACATGATTCCTCAAACGCTTTTTAACACCAACCTGTTTATCGGCGGCATCAGCTTTCAGGGCGACGTGCCGAGCTTCACCTTGCCCAAAGTGTCGATCAAGACCGAAGCCCACCGGGCTGGCGGTATGGATGGCGAAATCGACATGGATATGGGCATGGAAAAGCTCGACTGTGGGTTTACCACCACGGGCGTGCGCCGCGAATCCATGAAGTATTTCGGCCTGGCCGATCAGTCGGCATTCAGCGCCTCGTTCCGGGGCTCGTTCAAGGGCCAGAAAGGCGACTTTACCGGCGTCATTGCCACCGTGCGCGGCATGCTGCGCGAGGTCGATCCGGGCGACTGGAAGGCGGGCGACAAGGCTGAAATCAAATACGCCGTTTCTCCGACCTACTACAAGCTCGAAGTCGACGGTTCGGTGATCTATGAGATCGACATTATCAACTCTATCCGCGTGATCGATGGCGTGGATCAGCTCGCGAAAATGCGCGAACAACTGGGCATTTAAGGGATTAGAACCATGAGCAACGTAAACAAAATCGACGCCGACCAACTGCCGGACTGGCTGCAGGTTACCCCGGAACATGCGGTGGTCACCCTGACCAAGCCCAGCATCGTCAATGGCGTGAAGGTCGACACCATCACCATGCGTTCGCCAACGCTCAAGGAGTCGCGCGACAGTAACGAGGCGCACCCCAAGGACGAAAACGCCGCCGAAATGATGCTGTTCACCAGCCTTTGTACGGCGGGTAAAGCGGATCTTGAGGCGCTTTCCGTCAAGGACTATGTGCGTCTGCAGCGTGGCTATTTTCGCCTGGTTACAGAGGACTGAATTTCGTTTTCATACGCTGCGACTGGCGGCAAGGCGTCTGGCAAAGGCGACCAGTTTCACCTTGGCCGAGATTGAGGCGATGCCGTTTTATGAGGTGGTGTGGTGGCTCAAGGATGAGTAACCCCCGCCCGGGTGATGGGGTAACGACATGGCGAACGGATTAGCCCTCGGGCTGGTGATCGGCGGCGCCGTCAGCGCGTCGGTCGGCAAGGCGTTTAATGACGTGGAAGGGCGCATAAAGCGCCTGGATAACACCGCTGCAAAAACCAAGGTGCTGCAATCGGTCGTCGGTGAAACCAAGCGCCTGCAGGAGGAATGGCGCAAGGCACACACCAGCGGCTCGGCCACGGCTGACGGTCTGCGGCGCAAGCTGGAGGCCAACCTTGACACGCTCAGGCGCCAAGGGGTCGAGGTCAAAAACCTGGGCAAGGCGTATCAGCGCCTGGGGCGTGAGGCCCGTAGCGCTGAGCTTAAATCGTTGGGTCAGGCGCAGATGCGTCAGGGCGGCGCCGGTCTGCGCAATGTCGGCACGGGTGTCGCTGCAGGCGCGGCGGCCATGGTGCTGCCGGCCAAGATCAGTGCGGACTACAACGCGATCATTCGGGACATTGCGATCAAGGCCGGCATTGCCAACCAGCCACAAGAGGCGCAGGTCTCAAACAA